CTCAATACTTCGCCATCGAAATGGCTCACGGCGAATTTGACAAAGCCACATGCATTGAACTGGCCGCAGAAGGCGCCGCCGCCGAAGTCGCATATCGGTTTGCATAAGGAGATACGGAAATGACCTTCAACTTCGCAAACCACATCGGCTACTCTGACGTAAACCCCTACGAAATCGTGCGCCGCGTCAGCGACCGCACCATCGAAATCCGCGAAATGAACGCAGAACGCGCCAACCCCGCCGAAGACATGGGCTTCCAGCCCGGCGGCTTCGTGGGCCACTTCTCCGACCAGCACAAGCAAGAATGGACCATCACCAGCAACCCAGAAGCCCGCGTGATCCGTATCCGCCTGCAAAAGGATGGCAAGTGGCGCTGTAAGCACGGTGAACGCTACGTCCTGGCCGTGAAGCCCCGCAAGTTTTACGATTACAACTTCTGAACCTTACGGGGGCTTAGGCCCCCACCTTCCCTGGAGATATTGAGATGTCCGACCTCACCGCCCAAGCCGAAGCCCTGGAAGCCGAAGCCCGCGAAGCCACACAGCGCGCCCATGACAGCTTTGAACGCAGCGACACCGATGGCTGCCTCACACAATGGGCCGCAGGCATCACCGCTGACCTGCGCCGCGTCCAAGCGCGCATCCTGCGGGATGGCGGAAACGCCAGCTTCTGCGGCCTTTACGAAGGTGATCGCCGCGTGGCCGCAAGGATGATCAGGAGCGCCTTTGGCTATTCCTGGCTGCTGCGCGATGATGAAGCACTGCGCTTTGGCCGCAAATTTATCCCCGAAGGCGATAACTCACGAGTGCAGAAAACCCTGGGGCTTCATGAAGCCACGGAAACAGCGCCCGCCGCCGCAAAGACCGCCAGCAACGGCACCGGCCTGAGCGGCAACGTGTGGATCGAAACCTACCGCACCGGCTGCAAGTGGGGTTCTGACGCGGTGAAGGCCTGATCATTAACAAAAAGAATTCACCAACATTTCCTTTAGAGCTAAAACAACCCCCTGGCATTGTTCAGGGGGTTTTGTGCTATAATATCCCCGAAAAGGAGATATTGAGATGCCGCGACCTTACCGCAAAGATTATTTCACTGTTGTCGATGTCTTCCGCGACCTGGGCTTCGAGCCCGTGCCAGATGATACATGGCAGGCTGGCGCAATGATGCGCGATCTTTACACAGATTATGTTGATGAACCGCCCGCGCTTGAACTACGCTCAAAAACAAATGGCCACGGAACACACTGCTTCGCCGTCTACCCACCAGGATGGCGCGAAAAAGCCGAAGAAGTGGTGCGCAAAGTAGCCTCACATCAAATACGTCAGATGAGGTTGATCTGATGCCACGAACCAAAAAAGAACAGCCCGAAACCGCACCAGCAAAGAAAAAAGCCGGGCGGCCAGCTTTGTACTCAAAAGACCTTGCAGATCAAATAGTTACACGCATGATCGAAGGCGAAAGCTTGGTCGCAATTTGCCGTGATGAGGCGATGCCTTCAAGGGCGACAGTTTACAGATGGATTGACGAAAACCCCGATTTTGATGCACGGTGCGCGCGCGCGCGAGAAGGCCTTGCCGATTATCTCGTTGATAAAATTGAGCAAATGGCCGCAGAAACGACTGAGGATAACCATCAGTCAATGAAAGTAAAGATTTCCACGGCGCAGTGGCGGGCTATGAAAATGGCGCCCAGGATATATGGGGAGCGCCGGATTCAAGAGAATACCGGCCCCGGCGGTGGCCCGCTTCAGACTGAGACTAAAGTGGCATTTGATGCCTCTGCGCTGACACAAGAGCAGCGAGATGTTTTACGGGCCGCTCTGTTGGCCGCAAAAGGAAAGGGATGATTATGGAAGATGAATGGGAACAAGCCAAGGAAGGCGATGCTTGGTTTGATCACATGTGTCCGACTACGGTTCACGTCATAAGGTTCAAAGCAAACGAAAGTTTGAACCTTATTGATTTTGAATTTAGCACGAACAGGGGTAAAAATTACAGATTGCTATTAGATGAAGATACAGTGAGGGACATGCACGAAGCACTGGGTGAATGTATCGCGCGTTTCCGATATTGGAATATGTGATGACTGTTTTGCGTTTTGGCGCTGATGAAATTAACGCCGATGACATGTTGGCAGAGCTTGACCGCGTTGAGTGTGAGGAAAGCTTATACGATTTCCTAATGAGCGGCTGGCAGTACATCGACCCCTCGCCCTTCACGCCCGGCTGGGTGATTGAGGCCGTTGCAGAGCATCTCCAGGCCGTCTGTGACGGCGAGATCAGGCGCCTCCTGGTTAATATCCCACCGCGCTGTTCCAAGTCCTCCCTGACCTCCGTAGCCTTCCCTGCGTGGGTCTGGGCGCAGCGCCAGCGCAGCCCTACCAGCGGCCCTGGCGTCCAATTCCTGCATGCTTCCTATGCCCAGAGCTTGTCACTGCGCGACAGTGTTAAGTGCCGCAGGCTAATCGAGTCGCCTTGGTATCAGCGCCTCTGGGGTGACCGCTTCACCCTGACCGGCGATCAGAACACCAAAACCCGTTTCGACAACACGCTAGGCGGCAGCCGCCTATCCACCTCTGTTGGTTCTGCGCTGACCGGCGAAGGCGGATCGATCATCGTGGTGGATGATCCGAATGCTGCCCAGGAAGCCTTCAGCGAAGCCACTATTGAAGCCACCATCGAATGGTGGGATGGCGCGCTGTCTACCCGCCTCAATGACCCAAAGACCGGCGCCTTCATTGTGATCCAGCAGCGTCTGTCCGAAGAAGACCTGACCGGCCATATCCTGTCCAAGGAGGCCGACAACTGGACGCACCTGTGCCTGCCCATGCGGTATGAGCCAGAGCGGTCCTATGTCACCAGCATTGGCTGGCAAGACCCGCGCATTGAGCCGGGTGAGCTTCTGTGGCCTGAGCGCTTTGGCGAGCCTGAAGTGGTGTCACTTGAGAAGTCCATGGGGCCATGGACCGCTGCCGGGCAGCTTCAGCAGCGCCCTGAGCCCAAGGGCGGCGGGATCATCAAGCGCGATTGGTGGCAGCTTTGGACCGAGGATGCTTACCCGGCCATGGACTATATCGTGGCCAGCCTGGACACCGCCTACACCACCAAGACCGAAAACGATTTCTCTGCCATGACCGTCTGGGGCGTCTTCTCTGGCGATGTCGTGGCCCAGGCCGCTAAGACCGAGAACGGCGGCAATGTTGAGCGCAGCTATGGCCAGCAGCACCCGCGCGTGATGCTGATGCAGGCATGGGCGGAGCGCCTGGAGCTTCATGATTTGGTGGAAAAGGTAGCCTCTACCTGCCGCCGCATGCGCGTGGATAAGCTGATCATCGAGAATAAGGCCGCCGGTCACAGCGTGGCCCAGGAGCTTCGGCGCCTGTTTGGCCATGAAGACTGGGGCGTCCAATTGTTAGACCCCAAGGGCCAGGACAAGCTTGCCCGGCTGTATTCCGTCCAGCACCTTTTTGCCGAGGGAATGGTCTATTCGCCCGACCGATCCTGGGCCGATCAGGTGATCTCCCAGGTTGGCACCTTCCCCAAGGGCAAGCATGATGACCTTGTGGATACTGTCTCCCAGGCCATCAGGCACATGCGTGACCTGGGGCTGCTGACCCGTGGCCCCGAATGGACAGCCTCCGTTGAAGAGGGCATGCAGCATCGCGGGACGGCCCCTGCGCCGCTATACCCCGCCTAATCTGTTGCGACTGCCCGGCCATGTGTGCAATATGGCCAAGATCAGAGGGAAAGCCCTATGCCTTTAGTCCCTGGCCTTAGCCCGTCTATCCGTGAACCCGCCCCCGAGGCGCCTGAGATGTTGCCCGGCGGCGATGTGGTGGTCATGGAAGCCGACGAGGGTGCGGATCAACCCAAGACTGATGATGCCGGTAACATCCTGTCCATTGAGCATCCCGATGGCAGCATTACGGTGCGGATTGATGGCCAGCCTCTGGAGCCTGCCGGTGGCAAAAAGGAAACTGGCTGGTTCGATAACCTTGTTGATCAAATCCCCGCGATGGAGCTTTCGCGCATCAGTGAAGACCTGCTGCGCGGCATTCGTGATGACCTGCAAAGCCGCAGCGAGTGGATTGAAGATCGCGCCACCGGCCTGAAGCTGCTTGGCCTGAAGATTGAAATCCCCAGCCTCTCCGGTGCCGCTGATGGTGCGCCCATCGAAGGCATGTCCAAAGTGCGGCACCCGCTGCTGCTGGAAGCAGTGCTGCGCTTCCAGGCCAATGCGCGGGCTGAATTGCTGCCGACCGATGGCCCGGTAAAAATCCGCAACGATGATAACGATCCCAGCCTGCAAGAAGATGAGCTTGCAAATGCGCTGGAGCGCGATCTCAACCACTACCTGACGGCGGTGGCAACCGAGTATTACCCTGACACTGATCGCATGCTGCTGATGCTTGGCTTTGGCGGTTCCGCGTTCAAGAAAGTGTACTACTGCCCGCTGCGCAATCGTCCCGTTAGCGAAACGGTTGATGCCGATGATCTGATCGTCAACAACGGTGCGACCGACTTGCAGAACGCAAAGCGTGTTACGCACCGCACGTTCTTGAAGCCCAGCATGGTGAAGCGCCTGCAAATCCTGGGCGTGTATCAAGACACTGATCTCAGCACACCAAACCCGCATAGCCTTGATAGCCTCCAGCGTGAACAGAAGGCGCAGGAAGGTGTTTCGCCCGATGTCATGAACCCAGATGACCGGGATCGTGAAATCTATGAATGCTACTGCGAACTGAACATTCAGGGCTTTGAGCATACCTACAAAGGCAAAGAGACTGGCCTTGAGATTCCGTATCGCGTGACTATTGATGTGTCTTCAAAGAAGATACTTTCGGTGGTGCGAAACTATGACGAAGACACTGCCGAGCTTCCTGAAGCCCGCAGCAATTTCGTTAAGTACACCTTCATGCCCGGCTTTGGCTTCTATGACATCGGGCTGCTGCATATCCTTGGCAACACGACAAACGCGGTGACGGCTGCATGGCGCGAGCTTTTGGACGCTGGGATGTACGCAAACTTTCCGGGCTTCCTGTTCGCAGACGCAGGCGCGAGGCAAAACACAAACATCTTCCGTGTGCCTCCGGGCGGGGGCGCCCTGGTGAAGACCAACGGCATGCCGATCCAGCAGGCAATCATGCCGCTGCCGTACAAGGAACCCAGCCAAGCCCTGATGGGTCTGGTCCAGAACATCGTTGAAACTGGCCAGCGCATTGGCGGCGTGAGCGAAATGATGGTTGGCGAAGGCCGGGCTGATGCGCCTGTTGGCACCACGCTGGCGATGATTGAGCAGGCGCAGAAGATTCTGAATTCTGTTCACAAGCGCATGCATGCTGCCCAGGCGCAGGAATTCCAATTGCTGGCTGAATGCTTCCGTGAGAACCCTAAAAGCTTCTGGCAGCGCAAGCGCAAGAATGCCTATCCATGGGATGAGCAGCGTTTCATGCAAGCCCTGGACAATGCAGAGTTGGTGCCACAGGCCGATCCCAACACTGCCAGCCACACGCAGCGCCTGATGAAGATCATGGCGCTAAAGCAGCTTCAGCAGGCGCAGCCTGGGCTGTATGATCCGATTGCGATTGATACGGCTGCCTTGCAGGCCATTGGCTGGAATAACCCAGAGCAATTCTTTGCGCCGCCTGACGCGCAGGGCAAGCCGCCGCCTGAGATGATGAAGACCCAGGCCGAGCTTCAGCTTAAGAACAAGGAAGCCGACATTAAGGCCATGGAAGCCCAGGCGCGGGCGCAGAAGATGCAGGCCGACACGGCGCTGGAGGCACAGCAATTCCAGGCCAATCAGGCCATGCATGAGCAGCGCATGGGCTTGGATGTGTCGAAGTTTAAGGTGCAAACTGGCCTAGAAGAGCGGGCCATGGGGGCAAAGACCGATGAAGCTATCGCCCGTGAACGCTTACAGCTCATTGACTTGGCGCAGAACCTTGCAGTGCATCCAGAGAGCGCGCCGGTTGTGGCGCCGCTTGTGCGGCCTGCCTTCCAGGCTGTCACGGAGCGCGAGTTAGAAGAGAAGGCGCGGCGCGGTAGTCTGCCGCCGCTGCCAGGGCTTGGTGGAGGGCAGCCACAATGAACCACGATCCGCGCAAGGCAATTCGGCAGGCTATGATGATTGCGCGGCGGCAAGCTGCAAATGGGGGCTTCTATGAAAATTTGGGGAATTACTTGGCTGCCCCTCAAACATACCAGCCCTATAATTTCTCTGGCTCTACACCCATGGCGGCGCCTTCTGGGGCGACTGCGCCTGCGCCGGTAGCCCAGGCTGTATCTGCGCCTGCGCAGGCTTATGCGCCGATGTCGCAGCCTTCTGGCGGCAATATGTACCAGAATTTGGCGGCGTCTTTTGGGCAGGCGCCGCGCACTTTCCAGCCATCTGATTTCGCTGCCCCTGCGCCTTTCACGCCGCCTACCTTTGATCCTTCAAATGATCCTTCGAGGATTGTCAATGAGAAGATGAGGCTGTGGCAGGCAGAGCAGGATGAAAAGGCCGCGCGCGAGGCTGCCGGGCGCGGTATTGGCCCGTCATTTGACAACAGCGGCGGGGGCGACAGCGGTGCGCCAAGTGCCGATGCTGCTGCTGCGGCGGCTGACAATCAAAATTCAATGTCTGAGGCTGCAACATCTGACGCTGCTGGTCCTGGCGATCCTGGCGGCGCCAGTGCTGGTGCAGGTGATGCTGGCGCTGGTGGTGGCCCTGGTGAATGGCGCGGTGGCGCCATAGGTAAGGCCGAGGGTGGTTCAGCAACGGGTGGCCGCATGGACCCGCGTAAGCTGCCCGGCATTCATCTGAAGACCAATCATCGGTTTGCTGATGGCGGAACGGTTGGGCAGCAGGATGAAGATGTGGGCTTTGACGCCTACCACGGCAGCCCGCACGAATTTGATCAGTTTGATATTGGCAAGATTGGCACTGGCGAAGGCGCGCAGGCGTATGGGCATGGGCTGTATTTTGCTGAGAATGAAGGGGTGGCAAGGGGCTATCGAGATAAATTAACATCTTTAGGTGACGATATTAAATTGGGAAATTATGAGTATTCACCTAATGCTTTGCGTGAATATAAAAATAATCCCAAGAGCCTTGATAAAGATTTAAAGCTTATGGCTAAGAACTTAGCCAAGACGCAAACCATGTATGCTGGTCCTAATTATTCTCCAGAAGAGCAGGAAAAATATATTAAATCGGCGCAGCATTACGTTGATTATTATAAAAACTTAAAAGAAATACCAATAGATCAGTGGCCCGATATTCCTCAAGGCCATATGTACCATGTGCGCGTGAAGGCCAATCCAGAGCATTTCTTGGATTGGGATGCGCCGCTGAGTGAGCAACACCCCAAAGTAATTAACGCAATTAAATCTGTAATAAATTTAGCAAAAGAAGATGCTTTTGATCCAAATTCTTTATTTGGAACGGTGCAAGGTGCCAAGCAGACAGAAAGGGGCGATCCAGATAATTTTGAAAAAATGACCGGCGCTGGTGTTCATGATATGATTTCGCGCGTTTACGGTCATAAAGAACAAGCAAAAAAACTTCGTGACGCAGGCATCCCCGGCATCAAGTATTTTGATGCTGATTCGCGCAGCAAAGGCGATGGCACCCGCAACTATGTGGTGTTTGATCATAATCTGATTGAAACCAAGCGCCGCTATGCCGATGGCGGTGAGATCACGCCGCCGCGTGACCTGGGGGCTGATCCCACGGTGCAGCAGGCGCTGAATGTGACGCGTGAATATCAAGACCCTCCGACGAAACATATTGACGATTGGGCGTGGAAATCTCTTTCTGACGTTCAAAATCGCCTAGGCAATTTTCGCGAAATTCCATCTCATGTTCAGGCTTTTGGAAGCTACATGGATGAAATTGCCAAGCGCGCCGCCAATGAAGGTCTTTCTGCCCGCGATCTGATCAAGGCATACACGATCACGCGGGCAAGCATTCAGCGCCGGGCCAATGATGTGGACCGTGTGCGCGCCGCCGGGCTTGACCTCCCAAAAAGCTTCACCGGCAAAATCCGTCCTGAAGGCGCCTTTGGTGAGTGGCTGCACACTCGCGCTGGCCAGGACTATCTGAACAGCGCTGAACGTGGCGAGGTCAATGAGGATGCCATTGCAAATGCCGTCAAGATAATGACGCCATTTGGCAAGCATGAAAAAGACATCCCTGACGCGCTGCGCTGGGCCGCAAACAATCTGCCCGGAAAAGAGCAGGAGATTTCCTCTCTTGTTGCCAATGCCATGCGCGGCGCCAGCGAGCCCGCTGAATGGCGCGCGATGGCTAAGGATGTGCGAGGCGTTGGCCCCAGCAAGGCAGGCTTCCTTGCCTCTCTAATGGGGCGTGGTGACCAGCCCACGCTGGATGCCCGGCAGATCATAGAGCATACCGGCAGGCCAACATCTGAGGCCCAGGCATATCTGCGGCGCAAGGGTGGTGAAGGTGCCACCGAAGCCGTTGAGCGCCTTTCTGCCCGGCAGCAGGCTATGGACTTACAATTGCCGGAAGAATTGAGGCCGTACTATCAGCATCTTGCCCATCATGCTGTGTGGGATAAGGCCGCTGATGAAGTCACAACACATGAGGATGTGATGAACGCCATGCGTGGCGCGGCGCATGGTGGCGAAATTGATGAGGCGTCAATTCTTTCTCATCCGGTTGTGCATGCGCTGCGGTTGGCGGGTCTGCCCAAGTTGGGTGATTTGCGGCGCGCTGATGGTGGCAGGATTGGCTACGGTGACGGTGGTAGCCAGGATGATCCCACGGTGCAGCAGGCGCTAGACATCACGCGGCAGGCGCAGCCGACTGCGCCGCAGGTGGCCGCAACTGTCCAGCCCCAGGCGCAACCTGCGCCGTTCAAACCAACAAAATATAAATCATGGGCTGATGTCCCGACGATCAATCCGCAGGATTTGGTTGGCAAGCGGGTATTTCCGATTTTTGCTGATCTCACCAAAGCAGGCTCTGCATTTAGTGGGATTGATGCGAGTCAGCTTGCAGCCCCAGAGCAGCTTTATGGTGGCCCAGGCTATCCATTGTTGCCGGAAAGCCAAAAGGAAGGGCTTGCCTGGGCTGTTGAAGGCAAAGGGCGTGGCTCTGCAAAAATCCGTAAAGACGCGGATTATGTGGTGGTGTCTGCAATGATGCCATACAGCCATCAGTCAAACGCATCCTTTTCTAATGCGTTGATGAAAAACATGGATGCCTATGTGCGTGACAAAAGGCTTGCACCAGAGGCTCTTGGACAAATTGATGATATGATCCGCAGGCCGACAGAGCAGGCGGATTTGCAAGGTCTGCAAGATTTCCCTGGCTTTGCACACCCGGAGGCTGAAAATTTTTTGCGCGGCATTACTTTTGAGCAAAGAAAAAGAATTTCTAATGTGCTTGCCAGTAAAGAAGCACAAAACCTTGGTGCGCCAAACATTGATAAGATAACACGCGAAACCTTGGACCCAGAATTTTCTGGCGTTCCAAGCCGCCACGGCATGTTTCTTTTGGAAATCCCTAAAGGCACAGAAGATCAGCAGCTTGTTAATTTAAAGGAAGCTGGGCTGCCTGAGCATCCAAGTTATCAATACGGGATCAAGGGGCGTATTGTTGGTAAGTTCCACCATCCAGTGGCGCCTGAAATATTGTTTAAAGATTGGTTTGATAAGGCTAATGAAGAAGCAAAAGGAAAAGAAAAATCAAACATTCGCCGTGCCTTTGATTTGGCAATGCCAGTTACTACCGTCACACAAGAAGTGGCAGATATGCTTCCCCGCCATCCAAGGGATATTCAATCAGGCAAGGCTGCGCGTCTTGCGTTGAATGCCTTCAATGATCAGTGGATGCATACAGATGATGCTGTGAACAAAGGTGGTTTAGGCGCTGCTGATTTTTCGCAGGCATTGAAGAATTCTGATTTTTCTTCCACGCTATCGCAATATTCCGCTGATGATATCAACAAAATGAAGAAGGATAAAAATTTCACTGGCTATAAGCTGAAGGACGGAGAGATTTATTTTGGTTTAAAGCGCAACACCAATTACGCCGATGATTATGGCTTTGAGCATCCAGAGCTAACCCCCAATGAAACAGCATTGGTAAGTGTTGTAAATAATGAACCAGGAGCAAAAGGCGTTGGCGGCGCCCCAGTGGTGCTGAAGGCCATTCAGGAAGGGGCCACAGCCCTGGATTGTTATGCGGTTCCAAGCCAAAAACACCCCAAAGGTTTTTTGCCTAGCTTTTATTCTCACTTTGGTTTCAAGGAGTTAGGCCGCATCCCGTTTGATCCACAATATGTGACACAAGCCCAATTTGATGATATGAAGCATCAATGGCGGAAGTCCGGTTGGGACGAAAGTATGGGGTTGCCGTCACTTGTTGTTATGAAATGGGATGGAAAAGATGAAGACAGATCAGATGCAGTTAGACGCTTTGTCAGTCAAAGCAGTGAAAGTGTTGGGCCACAAAGCGGTGGACGAGATGTCCAAGGCACAAGCCGGGCTCTTAAACAGGGCGCTAGATCGGCTTCTGGCCGAAGCAGGGTCAGTGGACAAGGTGACACCAGCGGAGATCGAGGGGCAGTACGAACAGATCGTAATGCACGTCCTGCCGACAGGTTCACACGAACACTTTCTGAAGTAAGTTCTCTATCGCCTGAAGAAGCGCGGCATTTTGGGTTAGACCCGGCTGAAGTTGAAGCCCTGCGCGGGCAATTCCCCCAAAAAGCTTTTGGTGGATCAACCGTAGATAAAGCTCTACGGTTGACTGCTCCTGCTCGGCCTATGGTTGCCTTGGCCGACCTCTTTCAAAGGCAACTGCGGGGACGCTAAATGGCTAACGACATTGGTGTTTTTGGCCCCAAATTATACATCACTAAGACACCCGCTGCGGGGCAAATCCCCATTGGGAATGATCAGGGCTTTTCTCTCTCCACGTTAAGTGCTGGCACCAATGTCACGATTGATAGCACCACTGTTCCCGGCCAAGTAACAATCTCGGCATCTGGTGGTGGTGGTGGTGCAGGGCCTACGGGGCCTACCGGGTCAATAGGCCCTACAGGCCCAGGTGGTGGTGCTACTGGCCCTACAGGGCCAACTGGGCCTGGGGGAAGCGGCCCTACTGGACCAACAGGATCAGGCCCTACAGGGCCAACCGGCCCTGCATCGACTGTTGCTGGTCCTACTGGGCCTACTGGAACTGGCCCTACAGGGCCAACCGGCCCTGCATCGACTGTTGCTGGCCCTACTGGGCCTACTGGTCCAGCCGGGAGCGGTTCTGCTGGCCCTACAGGCCCTACAGGGCCTATGGGGCCTACTGGAACTGGCCCTACGGGGCCAACTGGCGCTGACTCAACTGTTGCTGGCCCTACAGGCCCTACTGGGCCTACTGGGACAGGCCCTACAGGGCCTACTGGCCCTGCTTCGACTGTTGCTGGTCCCACTGGGCCTACTGGTCCTGCCGGGAGCGGTTCTGCTGGCCCTACAGGTCCAACCGGCCCTACTGGGCCTACTGGGACAGGCCCTACAGGGCCTACTGGCCCTGCTTCGACTGTTGCTGGTCCCACTGGGCCTACTGGTCCTGCCGGAAGCGGTTCTGCTGGCCCTACTGGTCCTACAGGCCCTACTGGTCCTACTGGAACTGGTCCTACTGGCCCTACAGGCCCTGCTTCGACTGTTGCTGGTCCCACTGGGCCTACTGGTCCTGCCGGGAGCGGTTCTGCTGGCCCTACTGGGCCTACTGGTCCTGCCGGGAGCGGTTCTGCTGGTCCTACAGGCCCTACAGGCCCTGCTTCTACCGTAGCTGGCCCTACGGGGCCTACAGGCTCCACTGGGCTTATAGGCCCTACAGGGCCAACCGGCACACCAGGGGCTGCTACGTTGCCAACTGGCCCAACTGGCTATGCATACATCGGCAACGGCGCATCTGCCGCTACATTCCAAGGCTTTTTGCAGTCTGGAACGGGGGCTACCACTCGCACTTGGCAATCCAAAGCCGCCGATATCTTCAGCGTAAAAGACTTTGGCGCCGTGGGTAATGGGATTACGGATGATACAGCGGCTATTCAAGCTGCGATTAATGCCGCCGCCGTTTTTAATGCCTCAAGAATTGATGACAAATTAAAGGGCGCAATGATATTTTTTCCGCGCGGAGAATATTTAATTACTTCTACTTTAACCTTAAATACTATGAATCATAGCGGTATAGGGCTTGTGGGGGCTGGGGTAGGGGCCACTATATTAAAATTAAATATAACCTCTGGCGATGCAATTATTATCGGCAATTCAATTGGGACTCATTCCGAGCAAATCAAAAATAATCTTATTGCTGATATGACGGTTTATAGTGTTCCCGTCATGAGCGCAAATTCTGCTGTGCTTCGTTTGATAAATACAATTTTCGCTACTATCGATAACTTTAATGTTTCAGAAAACCCGTCTTTCCCAAATCCGATTATTAGTGATCCGCCAAATAATACGACATATAATACGGCGTTTACGCGAGTGCGGAATTGCATTGTCTTGGAAAGCACAAGTGATAATCTTTTAAACTTCCAAACCTACATGAATCGTTTAAATCTCAACAACGGCGAAAATGGCGTTGTTATTGGAACTCCAAGTGGCTATCTTGTGCAGGATGTTTACATTTCAAACAGTATTATAGCTCAACAAATTTCAAATGGAATATTGATAGCTAATGGTAATGGGATTTATTTGGCTGATGGGAGTACGTTATATTGCAGAACTGGAATTGTGACTTACCCTGCTGCTGGAAAATTTGTCGGGGCAGTTTTTGCAACTAATTGGGTGGCCGATACCTCTGTTACAGATGGTTGGAAAATAATCACAGATGGAGGAACGACTTCTGGGGTTAAGCTGGTTAATTGCTGGTCTAGTAACAATGGGAAATGGAGTGATGGTTCTTTAAGTACAAATTATGCTCCATCAGAGGGGCGCGGATTATGGGTCATTCCTGGCTCTGGAACGGTATCAAATGTTATATTGTCAGTCTTTGAATGTGTAATTAATCGTAGAGAAGGGATTCTTGTTCAGGGGGGGTCAAATTTATTCTTTACAAATTTGTGTTTAAACACAAACGGAGTTCAAGAGATCACACCGGGCGTATTTGCCAATCTTGATGGGTTTTCTATTTCAAATGCAACTCGTTGGGGTATTTCTGAAAGTGTAAGCTATAATGACACAGCAAGATTTGGCGGTATTACTCCGCAGCGGTATGGGATAGTTGTCGCGTCAACTTGCAATTTCTACAATTTGATTGGCAATCAGACCTATGCAAACTCTACCGGGGGTATTTCTGACGCTGGCGGGCCTAATAAATATGTGGCCGGTAATCTTTGATGAAAACTTTTCTTTGGATGAATCCCGAAAAGCAATATAATGTTTATTGCTTTTCTAACCTCCTATGGAGACAGATGCCATGACTGAAACTAGCGCAAAGTCCATCAGGGCAGCACGGGAGGCCAAGGCAAAGCGTTTGGGCTCTGCGGGCGATCCCAAGCAGAAGGTGGATTCGTCCTCTTGGACGCCCCCTGAGATGATGAACACGAATGCCAAGACGGGGCTGCGGCCTGTGTCCCGGCGCGCGTTCAAGAACGGTGGCAAGGTAGGTATGGAGGCCGAAGGGTCTTGCGGTGCTGCCCGCGCTGACCGCAAGCCGCGCAAGAGCGGCGGCGAGGCGAAATCTTGGATGGCTGCCAAGATCAACCGCGATGTGAAGGAAGCCAATGCAGAGCTTGGCAAGCCGCACATTGGTGGCATGAAGAAGGGTGGCCGGGCGAAGCGCGAAACTGGTGGCGCTGCTGCTGATGACAACAGGCCGCTGATGGACCGTTCTGTGAAACAGTACATTGATGCCATCAATGAAGAACGCGCCACGGGCATGACTGAGGGCGAGCGGATGCGGGCCACTGCGCGCCCGGCGCCTGCGCCTGCGCGTGAAGCGCCGCTGATGGATCGCACGGTGCCGCAGTATATTGAGAAGCGGAGACAGGAGGAGGCTGCCCCAAGTCAGCGCAAAACCGGTGGCCGCACCAAGAAGCAGATGGGCGGCATGTCAGGTGATCCCCGCCAGGGCGCCGCTGCGATGATGCAGAAGGCCGCTGCCATGGGCAACGTGCCGCAAGACCGCATGGGCTTCAGCCGCCTTCAGAAGGGCCGCGCGGCTGCGATGGCTGGGCTGAAGAAGGGTGGTAAGGTCAGCCACCAGGAGTGGGAGCATTCCAAGGCTGATCTGAAGCAGGATCAGAAGCTGGCCAAGAAGCATGGCATGAGCATGGAGAAGTGGGAGAAATCCGCTCTTGATGCGAAGCACGACAAGCAGCAGTCCACCGAAGGCCTGAAGAAAGGCGGTCGGATTGCGAAGCAGGGCGGCGGCGGGCTTTCTGGAACAGCGCCAGCCTCTTCAGGTCTGGCTGCATCGCGCCCCCGGTACACGATTGCGCCTCGCGTTCCTGGCCCTCGCGCTTCTTTGGACCCGCGCGTTTTGGCTGGTGAAGTGCTTGTTTTGGGGATGCAGCCATCTACGGCCAATGCAGGTGAACAAGAGGCCTTGCGGGAATATCTTCGCACCGCGTCTGTCCCAGACTATAGCGAGCAGGCTGCCGCTGCTCCGCGTTTGAGCCGTGGTTCTGAGTCTTCTTATGCTGAAGATGCGGCAGGCGGGCAGTATTACAATCCCAGCCCACGGGCTTCATATGCTGAAGAAATGGCAGCAGCGGCTCCGGCGCCTCGCCCGCGCCCCGCACCTCGGGCTGCGGCCCCTCAAGCTGATGCCTCCAGCAGGCAGAGTGAGCTTGAAAAAATTGCGATGGGCGCTGTTTTGAGCGACATGATGAAGGGCGGTTATGAGCAGCCTGAACGCGGTTTCTTTGAGCGTTTGGGTCTGCGCCGCACCAATGAGACTGGTGAAGGGCGCCCTAGCACTGGCAGCCTATCTGGCGATCTTCGCGAATTTGGCCGCACCCTTGGCTTCAAGAAGGGCGGCAAGGTGATGGAAGGCAACTATACCGGCGGCACCCGCCCGACTGGTGGCCGGATTGCGAAGAAAGCTGGCGGTCGCGCCAAGGGCAAGACCAACATCATCATCTCGATCAATCCTGGTGGTGGCCAGCAGCAGGCTGCTGCCATGCCGCCCGGCAATCTGCCGCCGGGTGCTGGTGCGCGTCCTGGCGCTGGTGGCATCCCTGTGCCGGTTCCGCCGCCTGGGCCGCCGCCGGGTATGGCTGGCCCGCCTCCGATGCCCATGCCGCCTCCCGGCATGGCTGGTCCTGGTGGGCCGCCGCAGGGCATGCCGATGCTGCCTCCTGGCGCGATGCCGCGCAAGGCTGGTGGCCGCGCATACCGTTCCTATAAGGACATGGATGCCGGTGCTGGCAGTGGGCTTGGCCGTCTGGAAAAGACGGAAATCCAAGAACACAAGCGCGGTGAGCGTAAGGCCGGTGGCCGCACCTACCGTTCTTACAAGGACATGGATGCCGGTGCTGGCAGCGGGCTTGGGCGGTTAGAGAAAACCGAAATCCAAGCGCGCAAGAGGTGAGGTAGGTAGGGTCAGCGCGGCGAAGTCTGAATGCCTATCTCGGGCGGCAGTGTCACCCCTCTGACGCTGCCGCCCTCTTATCCACCAGAGGGGCAGACGAGGGGGTCTGATGTTGACGAATGCGGCGCTCTTTGAGCGCGAATTAAAGGTATTGATCGCCGAAGAGATTGATCGGTTGAAAGAGAATTTGACTACCACGCCAATAAACATGGAAGGCGCCGGTAGCATCACCTACCTCCAGGGCGGAATCGCTGCCCTGCGAGGGTTAGATGATCTGATGGACATCGCAAAGACAAAATCAGATCAACGTTCACGGTAAAAGAGAGGGGAAAACTCAATGCCGTTTATGATTATGGAACACGCGACAGACCCAAAGCAGAAATTGCTAGATGATATCGGCGATATCTCTGCCTTTGAGATTTTTAACAATCAAATCCTGATTGCCATTTACATCAGGCCCAACAAAACCAAGTCAGGCATCTATCTGAGCGACCAATCACGCGAGGAAGACAAGGTGCAGGGCAAGGTTGGTCTTGTAGTTAAAAAAGGTCCTGCGGCTTTTGTTGATGAAACCAGTGAATGGTTCAAAGACATCACTGTAGAAGTCGGTGATTGGGTGGTGATCCGCCCATCTGATGGCTGGGCTATCACGGTAAACAACGTGTTGTGCCGAATTGTTGATGAT